CAATCACAATGGGGGACGGAACTACAAAAGCAATAGAATTTATTGAGGTCGGAGATGAGGTTAAAAATTATGATTTTGATACACAAGAAGTTAAAGTAGGTAAAGTATTGTCTATCGAAACACCAACTCACGCTGATATCATAGAAATAAGTTTTGGTGATAAAAAAACCAAAAACACGTTTGACCACCCGTATTGGGTAATTGGAAAAGGTTGGTCATCATATAAACCTAATTGGACAGAAAAAAGATACAATATAGAATCAGAACAATTAGAAGTTGGTGATAAATGTTTAGAATATTTTAACGGAGAATTAAGAGAAGTAGAAATCACAGGTTTAGATGAAGTGATAAATCCAGTACAAACTTATTCATTAGAAATAGAAACAAATCACAATTACTTCGCAAATGATGTATTGGTTCACAATAAGTTCTGCTTTATGCCAGACCAAGTGATTAATATGGGAGAGGGTAATTATAAAAGAATTGACGAAATAGAATTAGGAGAAAGTGTATTGGTCTTTGATGAAGAAAATAATGAATTTAAAGAAGGTAAAGTAAACTCTATTATGAAAAAACTTCACGATGATTGTTATGAATTAACATTAGAATCTGGTCAAACACTTAAACCAACAGGAAATCACCCGTTCTTATTAAAAGATAAAGGTTGGTCAACAATTGACGGACACAATCCAAATCACGCAGGTGGTAATGGTGTTGTAGAGGTTGGAGATTATGTAAGAGATTTAGATGGTTGGGTAGAAATTACCGAAATCAAAAAAATTGAGGGTAAACATATCACTTATAATTTACTAAATCAAGACTATGGAACAATCGTAGCACACGATATAGTTAGTCATAATAGTTCATTTTGTTTCACTTATGACACTATGATTACATTATCAGACGGAACATATCAACCAATCATAAAAGTTAGACCTGGTGATATGATAAAAACATATGATGTTGAGAATAATAAAATTCAGGACTCAAAAGTTTTAGAAGTCATAAAGATAAGACACGATAATATAGTAACTTATACTTTTGATGATGACTCTACAATCACAGCAACAGATGACCACCCATTTTATATCGTTGGAGATTCTGAAGTAGATTCAGATTACAGACCACTAAAAATAGGAGATGTAGTTTTGACTGATGAGTTAAATAAGTTAAAAGTAGTCCACATAGAAGTTATAAATAAAGAAGAAATAACATACAACATAAACTCTACGGATAGTGGTGTTAATTATTTCGCAAATAAGGTTTTAGTTTCTGATGAGTCTGATACATAATCACAATTTTAAATGGTTTTTAGTTCGAGATAATTTCTTAACATCAGAAGAATGTGATAACGAAATAAAATCTATTGATGAAAATATTAAATCGGACAATTTTGTATGGGGAAGTTTACATAATTGTAAAAATGTAGTAACTCAAAACAAAAATTTAATAGATAAAATATGGAAAGTTGTCAGTTTATCAAATACATTAGTATATAAATTTGATATATCTGGCATTCAACATTCTTGTGGAAAATTATATCCAGTAGATACATTTGTCGTAGATGATGAGTATCACTCAGATTTTGCAGCAGGAGACGGAAAGGTTGTAAACACTTGTACAAAACTTACATCAGTTATATTTTTAAATGACGATTATGAGGGAGGACAATTAGACATTTGGGGTAATATCATAGATGTAAAAAAAGGTAGAATAGTTATATTTCCAGCTTTCGCAGCACACAAAGTTTTACAATTTAGTGAAAAAGATAGATACACTTTAATAACATTTGCAGAAGGGAACACTTTTAAATGAAGTTAAACAATGACTTTAAATACTCAATACAAATACCTACATTTTTATCACACGAAAAGTGTGATGAATTAATAGAACAAATAACCACAACAGAACAAATGGTTCCGGGTGGAGTTGGTGGTGAAAAAGGAGAAGCGGCAATCATACCAGAAATAAGAGTAACGGAAGAATGGTATTTATTTGACCAACCAGATAATAGATTTAGACCAGATAATTGTAACGGAGATTGGAAATGGTTACAAGATAAAATATACCAAGTAGTTAAAATGGTAAATCAAGGTGTATTTCACTTTGATATAGACGGAGCAGATGACGAGTTAAAACTTATCAAGTATCATCAAGGAGGTTTTTATGGTTGGCACACAGATTTTAATGCAGGTAGTTGCTCTAATAGAAAGCTTGTGGCGATTGTCCAACTTACAGACCCAAGTGAATACGAGGGTGGAGAAGTTCAGTTCGGAATACAAGATAAACATACAAAAGAGTGGTATACAATGAACCAATTAAAAGGTTCATTAACTATATTTCCCACATTCTTATCTCACAATGTAACACCAGTTACTAAAGGAATAAGATATGTTTTACAAGAGTTATTTATTGGAGACCATTTTAGATGATAGAAAATCTAACACAAAAGAAAAACTTTAAGTTTGTAGTTCACAAAGATGACTTCTTGACTGAACAAAGGTGTGATGAGTTAATCAAAATGTTTGATAATTCAGAACAATACAAAGCCACCGTAGCAGGAACTTATAATGGAAACGGAGCAGACATTGTAAATGAAAATGTTCGTAAAGTCCAAGAAGTAAGATTTTCAGAAGAAATTGTATTGTCAGACGGATTTAATTTAAATAAAAATTTAATGATGGCTTGTGAAATGGCAAATAGATTATTTTTTAATTTTGACATAGCAAATGAGTTTTCTAATGTTCGTATGTTGAGATATGAAGACACAGGAAAATATGACTGGCATTTAGACATTGGAAATGAAGAAACATCAGTTCGTAAAATTACTGCCATTGTTCAGTTGTCTGATGAAAATGACTATGACGGAGGAAATTTTGAGTTTAGTATGACTGACAAAACAGGTGAAAACACAGCAGTCGGTAGTAGAAAAAAAGGAAGTCTTATCTTGTTTCCATCTTATTTAGGACATAGAGTATCACCATTGACTCGTGGTGTTAGATATTCAGTATTAACTTGGATGTTAGGAAATGCATTTAAATAAAGTATTGGTATTGGGTTGTAGTCGTAGTGGAACAACTGAGTTTTGTAAAACACTACAAGAGATTTCATCTAAAAAATTTATATGGGAACCAGAATTTAATCACTCGGAAAAGATTATAAACTCAATGGGTGTAGATAAATTTCTTGATAAAATGTATGATAACGATGATACTTTTGGAATTAAGTTTGGTGTTTATCCTAAGAAAAAAATACACAACGATATAATAGACTATCACGATATGGTTTTCTTTTTGTCAAGAAGAAATGTATTTTTACAATCACTATCTTTAAATCTCGCAAAGAAAACAGAAAAGTGGAGAGCAGTAGATTTTGGGGTGGAAACTCTAACGAAAAAAGAAAAACAACAATACAACAAAATAAAAGTCGATACAATATCAATTGATGACATAAAAAAAGATATCATAGGTATCAAAGAAATAACAAACAACACCATAGAATATCTAAAATCTCACAGAAACTCAAGAGTATTGTTTTATGAAGACTTGTATGGATTCTTTTCAGGTGTAAAATTAAACACCGAAGATAATTTTAAAAACATCGGCAATTGGGAAGAATTAAAAAACTTTTACGAACAAAACAAAGATTTTTGTCATTTTGACTTATAAGTCAACTATTTATTTATATCTAAAAGGTTATTCACTATGAAAACAAAATCACTATTTGACCACATAAAAGAAATTACAAATAATCAGAACCCAAATTATTGGGAAGAGATTTCTGATGCCGATAAAAAAACTTGGTCAAATTATATGGTGCATAGATTTCTATCAATGAAACCAGAGTGGATTGAGGTCGTAAATGAAATCCAAAGATATTGGGAATTAGAACCAAAGTCAGTATATCAATTCTACACAGATGTGATACCAAAGGGTAGAACCTTTTTAAAATATACTAAATCTAAGTCAAAATCCAAGATAGAAAAGTGGGCTATGGACATATTATGTGAGTATTTTGAAGATAGTTCAGAAAATATTGAAAAAACACTTGACATTATGGGTAAAGATGTTGTATATTCTATCGTATCCAAATATGGTGTAGATGAAAAACAACTAAAAAAAATATGGAGTAAGTAATGATTAAAGACGCACCAACAAAAGTTATTGATGATGTCGGTCAAGAATATGACCCGACACAAGGTATGCCAGTAGAGGTAGCATATGGAAATGCTAACGGAGATGATGATGTCGTTGGATATATGGAAAACACATATCCTGAAATGACATCAGAATTTAAAAAGATTCAACGAGACCAATATGAATTGTTTTGTAGAAAACAATATGATTACGGCCCACAAAACATCGCAGTCGGAACAATTCTAAAAACACCAGAAGACATTAAATTATCGTTGTTAGGAATCTGGTTCAGATGTAATGACAAAATTGAGAGATTAAAAACATTATTGATGAGAGATACGGGAAATGCGGTTGACAACGAACCAGCAACAGATAGTTTCTCGGACATATCAAATTATGGAGTTATGGCACAAGTAGTAGCGAGGGGTAAATGGGCAAAATAAGTTATAGTCAGTTCTCAATGTGGGACAAATGTCCTTACACTTGGAAAGCAAATTATG